CGTTAAAGATAGGGTAAGAGAAACCACTACGACCACAGGCACAGGCACAATTACATTAGGTGGTGCTGCTACAGGCTTTCAATCATTCTCTGTTATTGGTGATAGTAATACTACGTTCTATACTATCCAATTATCCAATACAAATGAATGGGAAGTGGGTGTAGGAACATACACGTTATCAGGCACTACTTTATCTCGTGACACTATACTAGAGTCTAGCAATAGTGGAAGTGCAGTTAATTTTAGTGCAGGTACAAAAGATGTATTTGTTACTTACCCTGCTGAAAAAGCAATTTATTTAGGTAATTTACCTACTAAAATGGTAGTCACAAAAAGAGATACAACTACTGCTGACGTTGCTTTAGCTAATGGTTTTTTACCTGTATTAGATAGAAGTGGCTCAACAATTAATGTTACAGTAAGTTAAGGAAAATTATGGCAACTCGTTATGGATTAGTGCTTAATGGCACAACAATACAAGAATTACAGTCAGGCGATACTATTATTGGCTTAACTTCTAGTACAGCACTTCAAAAAGGTGATGGCTCTACTGGAATTACTGCGGCTTCTGCTGGTACAGACTATGTAGCACCAGGCACAGCAACTACATTTACTGCTAAACAAACATTCTCAGGTACATCTAGTGCTATTGCATCTAAATTTACAAATGCTTTAGAATTAGTCACAGTATCAGCTACAGCAGCTACAGGCACAATTAATTATGATGTTACTACACAATCAGTTTTATATTACACAACAAACGCAAGTGCTAACTGGACAGTAAACTTTAGAGCTTCTTCAGGTACATCTTTAGATACAGCTATGGCTACAGGTGAAGCTATTACAGTAGTATTTTTAGTCACACAAGGTGCAACAGCCTATTATAATAATGCAGTAACAATAGATGGTAGTTCAGTCACACCTAAATATCAAGGTGGCACAGCATGGACAGCAGGTAACGCTTCTAGTATAGATGCTTACTCATATACAATCGTTAAAACAGGTTCAGCAACTTTCACAGTATTTGCAGCCCAAACACAATTCAAATAGGAATTAGTTAATGTCATTATTGTCAAGACTAGCCGTTCAAGCAGCAAGAGCTTATGGTGTATTGTCATCTAAAAGCACAAATGTAGCTGCATCTTATCTTGTTGTAGCTGGTGGTGGTGGTAGCGGAAATACAGGCGGTTCATCTTATGCTACAGCAGGAGGTGGTGCAGGTGGCTATCAAACATCCACATTTACATTATCAACTGTTAATACATATACAGTTACAGTAGGTGGAGGTGGTGCTACATCAGCATCAGGTTCTAATTCAGTTATATCAGGAACAGGAATTACAACTGTTACATCTACAGGTGGTGGTTATGGTGGCGATAGTTCACAAGTAAATGGTGCAAATGGCGGTTCAGGTGGTGGCGGTGGTTCTGCTGGAACTAATGGAACTGGCGGTAATGGAACTTCAGGTCAAGGAAATAATGGCGGCACAGGAACAAGTAGTGGTAGTACATCAGCAGGTGGTGGAGGTGGTGCTAGTGCAGCAGGCACAAATGCTTCAGTTAGTAGCAGCCCTGTTCCTGGCACAGGTGTTGGTGGTAATGGCGGTAATGGTACAGCATCATCTATTTCAGGCTCATCAGTAACATACGCTGGTGGTGGTGGAGGTGGTGGAGGATATTCAGCAAATCCTGGAACTGGTGGTAGTGGAGGAACTGGAGGAGGTGGTGCAGGAAGTGGCTCTTCTTCAGGAACAGCAGGAACTGCTAATCTTGGTGGTGGTGGTGGAGGAGGTAGAGGAAATTTTACTGGAGTTTCAGGCGGTTCAGGCGTAGTCATCATATCTTACGCATCTGCTACACCTAAATTCACAGGTGGCACAGTTACTACTTCAGGTGGTAACCAAATACATACATTTACAGCTTCAGGTTCATTAGTTCCTGCTACAGCAGTTACAGCTAGTTATCTAGTAGTGGCTGGTGGAGGTTCAGGCGGTGAAGAAAGTTTTGCTTCTGGTGTAGGCGGTGGTGGAGGTGCTGGTGGTTTACTTACATCTACAGCAACACTTTACTATCCAGCAACTTATACTGTTACTGTTGGTGCTGGTGGAGCAGCAGTTACTGCGCCTGGTACAGTTGGTAACAATGGCTCTAATTCTGTATTATCAGGAACAGGTTTAATCACAGTTACCTCTACAGGTGGTGGTGGTGGAGGTGGTGGCTCTTCAACAGGAACAACTCAAGTTGGAAATGGTGGTTCTGGCGGTGGTGGTACAAATTCAACAGTATCTTCTGGCGGAACAGGAACTTCAGGTCAAGGTAACAATGGTGGAACAGCTTTTACAAGTGGCGGAACTGCATCAATTTCTGCTGGTGGTGGTGGTGGAGCAAGTGCAGTTGGCGGTAATGCTTCTAGCGGTGTGGGCGGAGCTGGAGGTGCTGGTACTGCATCAAGCATTAGCGGCTCATCAGTAACATACGCTGGAGGTGGCGGTGGCGCAAGTGGAACTACTGCTGGCGCTGGTGGTAGTGGCGGTGGTGGAGCAGGTGCTGTTTATAATGTAGGTTCTGGTACAAGTGGAACTGTAAACACAGGAGGCGGTGGTGGTGGAGCACAAAATGGTAGTGGTGGTACATCATCTGGAGCAGGTGGCTCTGGCACAGTTATCATCTCATACGCTGGCTCACAAAAATGGACAGGCGGAACTGTAACATCATCAGGTGGAAACACAATACATACATTTACTGCAAGCGGAAGTTTAGCTCCTGCTTATGCTGTAGACTATTTAGTGGTTGCAGGTGGAGGTGGCGGTAATCAAGGTTCAGGCGGTGGTCCAGGAGGAGGTGGTGGTGCTGGTGGACTATTAACTTCATCTACATTTCTATTAATAGGTAATACATACACAGTTACTGTAGGCAGTGGTGGTGCAGGTTCTTCAGCAGGAAGTGCTGCGGCAGCAACAAGTGGTTCTAATTCAGTATTAAGTGGAACTGGAATTACAACACAAACTTCTGTAGGTGGTGGTGGTGCAGGAACAACTACAGGACAAAATGGTGGTTCAGGTGCTGGTGCTAATGCAAATTTTGGTGGGACAGGCGGAACAGGAACATCAGGACAAGGTAATAATGGTGGAACAGGAAATCCAGCACCTAATTATGCTGCTGGCGGTGGTGGTGGTGCAAGTGCTGTAGGAGCAAACGCATCAACAATAAATGGTGGTAACGGTGGTGCAGGCTCTGCTTCATCTATAACTGGTTCTTCAGTAACATACGCTGGAGGTGGCGGTGGTGGTGCTACCACAGGAACTGCTGGAAGTGGGGGTTCAGGTGGTGGCGGTAATGGTGCAGCTGGAATATCTGGAGCTTTAACAGGTGGAAATGGAACTGTTAACACAGGTGGCGGTGGCGGTGGTATTGGTGGTGCTGGCGGAGCAGGTTCAGGAACAGGTGGCTCTGGTGGTTCAGGTGTAGTAATATTATCAGTTCCTACTACCAAATATACAGGAACAACTACAGGAAGCCCAACTGTTACAACAAGTGGTGCAAACACTATAATTAAATTTACTGCTTCAGGAACTTACACAGCTTAACAACAAAAGGAATAGAAATGGCACATTTTGCTAAATTAGAAAATAACATAGTTACACAAGTAATTGTGGTAGCTAACCAAGACATCTTAGATGAACATGGTCAAGAGTCAGAACAAAAAGGAATAGACTTTTGCTCTAATCTTTTAGGTGGCACTTGGAAACAAACATCTTATAACGGCAATATTCGTAAGAATTATGCTGGTGTTGGTTATACTTATGACGAAGGTCGTGATGCTTTTATTGCACCTAAACCATATAACTCATGGGTATTAGATGAAACAACAGCACAATGGAAAGCACCTGTAGACTATCCTACAGACGGTGGTAGATATACATGGAATGAAGCAACAACTTCTTGGGATTTAGTAGAAGAGGCAGTGTAATAAATGTTTGGCATAAGCGCATTTGCTGAAACCTCGTTTAGCACGCTAGGTAAGATATCTGGCATAGTATTAGCCTCTGCCCAAGTAGATGCAAACGCAATTGTTACTGCTAATGCTAATGCAATAAAACCATTTAGTGCTGCTATTACAGCAGACGCTACCGTTACAAGTAATGCAACAAGAATACGATTAAATGCTGGTTCTATAAACGGAACTGCTAATGTAAGTGCTGTTTACTTACGCATAAGAGATGGTGTAGGTTCAATTACAGGTAATGCTACTGTAACTGCACTAGGTTCGTTTGAGATTACAGGTTCAGCATCTATAACTGCTAACGGTACAGTAGAACTTAATTATGTAGTTATCAGAACAGACTCTGCAAGTATTACAGGTAATGCAACTGTATCTTGTTTGGGAGGATATGTAGTAAGTGGTAATGGACAAATTACAGGAACTGCAAGTGTCTATTGTCTAGGTGGTATTGTAGCAGGTGCTAGTGCATCTATTACACCTATAGCCACAGTTACAGCAAACGGAATTATACAAGGTGAAGGATGGACACCTGTTACTCCAGGCACAGAAACATGGACACCATCATCAGCAAGTTCAGACACATGGACAACAATTTCACCATCATCAGATACATGGCTTAGACAAGGATAAAACATGGCAAAAACCAAAATTTCAGAATTTAGCGCAACAGCAGCAGACAATACAGATATAACTAATATTAATATTGCTGAAGGATGTTCACCAGCTAACTTAAACAATGCTATTCGTAGTTTAATGTCATTATTAAAGAATCAACAAGACGGTTCTAGTGGTGACCCATTTACAGTAGCAGGTACATTAGTTGCATCAGGTCAAGCATTATTATCAGGTACACTTAATGTTACAGGTGCATTTCAATTAGACGGAACTGCAGGCGCAAGTGGTCAAGTATTATTATCAGCAGGTGGTAGTAATACACCAACATGGGGTGCAGGTTTCCCTAGTGGTGGTATTATTATGTGGTCAGGCACTATTGCTACTATTCCTAGTGGATGGTATCTATGTAATGGTTCTAATTCAACACCTGACTTACGCAATAGATTTGTTATTGGTGCTTATTCTGATACTACTGGTGTCGCTTATACTACAGTAACTGGTGCTAACACACAAACTGGTGGTACTAAAGATGCTATTGTTGTAAGTCATACACATACTGCTACATCAACTGTAACTGACCCTGGTCATAACCATACAGCAGCAGGCACAACAGCTCCTCCATTCCAAGCTGGTGGTAATGCAGTTTTATCTGCGGCAACAGTTACTACAAGCACATCTACAACAGGTATTACAGTAGCTACTACTAACTCTACAACGGGTTCTAGTGGAACTGACCAAAACTTACCACCGTATTATGCTTTAGCATTTATTATGAAGGCTTAATAATGCCTATACAACGCATAGCTTTTAAAGACTGGTTGCCAGACCAACCATCTATTTTAGATACAGTATCAGAAGCTAATAACGTTATTCCTTTGGCTGTAGGATATGGTCCATTTAAGTCAGCAGTAACATTTTCAAGTGCAGCTTCAGAAGACTTGAATAATTGCTTTGCTGCTAAACTAGACAATGACGTATTTATTTTTGCTGGTGGTGCTACTAAACTATTTAAAGTAGATAATGGTGACTTATCTTTAGTAGACGAGTCTAAGTCAGGTGGTTATACAGGCACAAATAGATGGCAATTCTTACAGTTTGGTAGTCTTGCAATTGCATCTAATGGCTCTGAAAAGATACAGTC